GCCTGCTGCCATACACCGACTAGCTGTTCGCCTTTAGGCGTTGTAGCATCCATAACTTCATTGATGCCCGTAGCATCTCTTATCATCCTCAAGTAGTGATTGTAAAGCCCTATCAACTCGTTGATGTTTCTGATGCTGTTCGGGATCTCTCGAATTGGCGGGTTCTGAAAGCCTCCGTCAGGATTCTTACTTCTGTAGTAAAAGACTCCTGTTTGCTCGTAGATATCGTGCAACTCTAGAGGTTGTAGCTCCCCACCCTTACCTAGCTGAACGTTCTCAAGACCCTCAATGTCAATCGTTATCCCGTCAGGCTTAGCCTTAGACACCGACTGCTGTATCTTAAGGTGGGTGAGTTGTAGTTGATCCGCAAAACCTATGCAGCTATCCACCATGGATTTGGGGATCATGCGCTGCATGTTTGTAGCTACAGGAGAGTAAGAAAGCTTTACTCTCGATATATCGTGTATGTTCTTCGGTAGGTTGTCCTGCTCTCCATAATTGAAGATAAACTTCGTTCCTAAGATGTATGTTCCTCCATACACTGTAGCCTTCTCAAGCTTCGTTACCGACCTCTCAAATACAGAATTGTTAGGCTTTTTATACGCAGCCCCCTTATAATAGAATCCAGTGTTTCCATGGCGATTTTCTTTGCTTTCGAAGTACATAGGGTCTACGGAGATAAACTCAAAGTCCATGACATCTATCATGAACTCGTCATACCCATACTTCATCTTCTCCATGCTTGTGTCGTAGTTCGACTGATTCAGCCTGGATGCGTCATAACCCATTTTCTTCTGGGCTTGCTTGGCTATCTCTTTATATTCCTCCTCAGAGAATTGATCGCCTGCCTTTCTTTTTAGCTCTTGTATAGAGACTCGGTTCATGTGACCAGCATAGATCAAGTCGGAGAACGTAGGGTCCTCTGTATAGCTATGAATAAAATTTACTGGATCGACATAAGAAACCTTGATGCCTTCATTCGGGTCATTGGATCTTTTGACAACACCCATCCCCAGAGTGGCTATGTCATTGACACACCTCCTGTATACAGCATCGCTAAAGTCATTCCACTTCAGGGTCAGGTTAGCTGATATCTGAGCGGCTACTTCCGCACCAGTCTTTACGTTTGACTCTAGAAAAATCTCCGCCTCCTCTGTGCTATCGGGCATGTCGCAACAACCAAGGTCAAGCCCTAACTCGGACTCGATCTTCTCCATGGTTCTCTTCGTTTTTACCTTTGCGTCGACAACCTTCTTAAATACATCTTTTTGAGACCTAGAGATAGGGTCAACCGCTTCTACATTAGGGTATGGGTCAGAAGAAAGAATTTTGTTTACAACAATTCTAACAAACTTGGGAAGTATAGGCACTGGAGTAAAATCCAGATTGAGCATGCTGCCGTCGCCGTTGTTCGGATCTAAAGAGTTAAGAAGTTGCTTGTATATAGACGTGTCTTGCGTCCCGTTTGCGTAATCTCTATTTCTGTCAAAAACCTTCCTTCTCTTTCTGTAAAGAGACCCCTCGTCATCCATTCTGCCCCATTGAGAAGATATGGCTTTAGCGTACTGAACTCCGTACTCCTTTTTGTCCTTAATCTCTTTAGAGGCTAAGGGGTCAGGAAATCCCATTGGTTTTTTTCCGCTGTTACTGTACATCTATTGTGGATTGGCGCAATTCCTGGCAAATATAACAAAATCATCGGTGCCATTCTTTTGGCTTGTATTTCCTAAAGAACTGCTTGTCAATGAAGCTAGATTTTTTTACCTCGACCCTTGCTTTTTGAGCGGCAAGAAGAGCAAGGCCTGAGCTTATCGTCAAGTCAAACTTTGTTCTATCTGTAATTTTGTAACCAATCCAATCCTCCAAGGTTCTGTCAAAGAACATCCGACCATACTCCCCAGTCTCATAGCTTATACCCACATGGTCATGGATGTAGGCCTCTATTGCGTGAGCGTGAGACTGTATGACGTCTTGAGAGTTAGAGGGGATACCCTTTGTCTTTGAGACCTTAGACCCTGGAGGTGTGAGGTGAGCGGGTCTATCAAGCAAGTAACCGTCGTAACCCCTTGATTCAAAGTGTCTTGCGATGCCGTACTTGTTGTTCTCTATAAGGAGTGGGTAACCGTAGAAAAAGGCACACATAAGAACATCCTCGTAGAATATCTTAGCCAAGTCGGGTCTCGACGCATACTCTACGACGAACATATTGGCAGGGTGTTTCATGTTGAACTTGTTGTACATGTGAAGAGCCCCCTTGGATCCTCTTCCGTCTACTGTAGCGTCCAAGTCATAGGAGTCAACACCTCCGCAGCCTATTTCCGAATGAGGAGCCACAAGTTGGCCTCTCTCTTCTTTTCTGACGTTTTGCATCTCTTCTGGAGGCAACCAAGCCACCCTGAATCTCCCGTTTGGATCTGGAGAAAAAGCAACCTTCTTGTCTTTCTCTATCCAGATAAAGTTTCCTATAACCACTGGGTTTGGGTACAACTCCATATTGTGTTCCACCTGCTGGTAGATCTTTCCAATGTTGAATAGGCTGCCCTCGATGCTGTCCCTAAACGCTTCATCTTCGGTAAAAGGGAACTGCCTTACGACTTCGTTCAGCTCTCCTGGATCATTTTTCAGTCCTGACCTTTCGTTCTTTAGATAAGACTTGGCTCCCATTTCTATGATCTCCCCGTCTATACCTATAATCTCTTCGTCTGGGTCGTTGGCTACTGCATTGCCGTGCCTGTCAAAAAACCCTTCCAAGGCGTCAAAAGCTGGGATGAATATCCTATATAGACCGCTCTTAGTTCTGCCGTTGGCGTTTCTTTCTTGGGGATTACTGTCTGCCCACAAGGACCTATACTGCCTACCGCCCTTATCCATAGGGTTCACGGTGCTACCCACAAGGGCTTTGCCTACAACTTTTCTTCCGACGATGAGACATGTTCGCTCGATCCTCCACGCATCTCTTATGTCCACGGGCTTCTCCCACTTACCCGCCTCGTCCATGTAAAGCATGTGTAGCTTCTCACCGTCATAAGCGTTGTTGGTTGTGTTCTTCCAGTTTATCACTGTATTCAGAGCGTCTCCTCTACTTGACGTCTTATTGGACTTTGTGATCCTTTTGGATGGCTCCCTAAAGGCTAACTCCATCCGAGGGTTCGTGGTTCCGTCTTGAATGGGCTTGAAGAAGAATGGGTACGATTTGAACATCTGTACCGTTTTCTTCATGAAGATGTTTTCTTGTGCGTCTTTACCAGTCTTCGACTGGATTCCGAGAAGCTTATCCTTAACCTGCGTAGCTTCGTCGACCAGTACAGAAGAACAGATATTAGTATACCCAGAGCGGCGACACTTAGTATATAGCTGACCGAGACTACGGGGATCAGCTTCGCACGCAGCCATGTGGAGAAAGATTTCACGTTGGAAGGCAAGATAGTAAGGATATCCTATGTCCAGTTTCGTCCACTGGAGCATCATATAGTGACGCCCCGTAATATATGTAGGGATACCGTTGTTGTAAAACCAAAAGCCCTCACGCCTACGGCGAAACTCCTCCTCGATATACGGAGAAAACTTCTGTCGGAACTCCCTTGGCATCTCCCCCCACTCATCCATAGACTTAATCCGAGACAGCTCCTTTGGCATAACAGTCCTTTGCCACACCTGCATGTCGTTTGGAGCGTCATATCCCTCAATTTTCTTTTTGGGAGGCTGAGAGGGAAGAACAACGAGTATCCCACTAAGTTCAACAATTTCACCTTCCGTACCGTTGGGGCAAATCTTGATAGCGGGTTCGTCATATCCTTTGATCGGTATTAGATTACTCATATTCCTCGTACCAACCTTTCTTTCCGTATATGTTCTTTACGTCCTGGAAGTACTTTTCATATTTCGGGGCGATGTTTTCTAAAGAGTATTTCTCACCGTGATCTCTACAGTCTTGATACTTTATCTCTCCATTTAGGCACTTCTTGCCAGCTCGAACAAAGTCGCCCATCGTCCTGCATCTGTATCCAGTTTTCCCTTCAATATTCACTTCTGTAAACGCACCCCAGTCCGTAGATATAACGGGTGTCCCGCTAAGCATAGCTTCAACTTGTACCCCTCCAAAGGGTTCAGCGTATGTGCTGGGGCAGATGAACGCCTTAGCGCCTTTCATAAGGTCCTTTCTCATAGCTTCGTCGGCGTAACCTACGTACTCTACATTATCGGGTACGGATCCATCCTTCCAGTGCTCATACTTATCACCTAGCTGACCAGCTACCTTTAGTTTCACCCCTAGCCTCTCACACATCTCAATGGCTATATTAACTCCTTTGCCATCATATACCCTGCCAAGAAACAGCATGTAGTCTTCTTTCTTGTCCGAGTATTCGAAGTCGTTTACATCAAAGTAGTTGGGTATAACAATTTCATACCAGTTCATGATACCAGAAGTATTAACCTTCTTCAACCCCATATATGCGTGCATCAAAGAGTAGGATTCAAAAATCCTAAACTGACACCAACTGCCTCCAGAGTATCCTATCCCAGGCTCAACCACCAACATGTCTTTTTCATGAGCGTCGCATATAGGCTTAACGCCCCAACCCCAGAAAGGAAGAATAAAGTCATGGGTCTGCTTTCTTTTACCTACCTCCCTGATAGCATTTTTATAAAACGTATGATATGCTTTGTCTTTTGTGTCATACGTAAAAAACTTGCTTTTGTAATCGTGCTCTCCGTAAACCTCCTCCCATACTTCGTTCGGTAGTACATTTACGTTTTCGTCGCACTCGGGGTTACTTCCTTCCGTTCCGTAGTGTATCACATAGTGACCTCGATCTTTCATCATCTTACAGAACTTAAGAGCTTTCTGCGTGTAAGCGCAAGCATTAAAGTCCTTGGTTGTTCGCGTGTGAGGTAGGCCCAGGACGTGGAATCTAAACTTCATTGACATAGGATTTAATTAGAATACTCTTCCGTGCGAGTCTCTCTTGAAAGAAGGGACACCCGTCTTAGGTTCTTTCAGCTCCATGTATTTATCACACGGGCACTTAATATCGTGGTACGCTCCCTCTCCATTAAATCTTATGGAGACGCCACTTTTTTCTTCTTCGTGCTCTGAGCACTTACAAATGTACTTAGCCATGAATAGGTCTATTTAATTGATTTAATGCAAAGATAAGATCATTTAGCTGAGCGTTATTGTAGCGTATGTACCTCCTATTGACAACGGAAGAATCTAGGTCTAAACAAGGTAGAGACACAAGCATCAATAGAGCTAGACGCAAAGAAAACTTCCTCATAACCACAGCCACTCATGGGTTGATATAAACTCAAGCCAATCAGATACAGTGACCCACCCATCACCATTCAGGTCATAAACCTTGTTTTGCGTCCCGTAGGCGAGGTGGAAGTAGTACACCTCCTGCATAAAATCCAAAAAGTCTTGCATTGTATTTAATTTGTACGCCCGACAGGATTCGAACCTGTGACCGTCTGCTTAGAAGGCAGATGCTCTATCCAACTGAGCTACGGGCGCATGGTTGGGGCGGCGGGACTTGAACCCGCGACTTCCTGTGTATAAGACAGACGCTCTAACCAACTGAACTACGCCCCAGCTTGATTACCCTTTTACGTAGAGGGCCACCTGTCGAAACCAACCTTACTTATCGTTCCAGCTCTCTTCCCAGAAGTAGTGCTGTCCGTCGTTTCCGTTTTGTCCTATGATATTCATTCTGTGATTCAAATATACCTCGTCCTGCCACCACTTGAACTTACTTTGAGAATCTTTCTGCGAACCCTCCTGAGTAGTCTTTTGCTTCTTCGATTGCTCCATTGTCTTTTAGGTCTTTGATCATTTGCTCCAATCGCTGTCTTTCAACGATCAGCTCTTTCGCGTCTGTAGCGGTTTGTTTTATAGACTGTAGTTCTGCCTTCCTTGCTGACCCATTTATGTCTGGGTCGACGGGCTTCCTTATCTCATCGATCATATTGTTGATCGCTACCTCCATAGAGGACATGAGCCTTGTTGCAGCTTCAATCGTTGTGAACTTCTTCTTCGACATATAAAAGGTCTTCTGATCTTACTCTAAAGTATGTTTTTCCGTCAATCTTAATGTTGTAGTCCATGTTCTTTGGTATGCCTACGACATCACCTACCTCCACTCCTAGCTCCTCAATCCAAGGGGCATTAAACGAGACCCTCGCCTTTCTGACGGGCTCTTCTTCCATCTTTACAACCTCTATGAGGTCGCTCTGCTCTCCTGGAGTCATTTCATCTACGTACTCCATCAGGGTCCACCCAGCCAGAGGCCTTACCTCTTTAGTGTCTTTGCACTTGTAGGCTATGGCTTGATTGTTGATTGTGTGAACGTCATCGTACCTAACAACGTAATGGTCGTCATCTCCAGTCAGCACCTGGCCTTCATTCATTACAACGAGGTGGTGGAAATACAGCGTATCTCCCACTTTCACTCCAGTATCGAACTTCTCGGGTGTGCATACTACAGGGCCTTCCGTTACTCTGTTTTCGAACTCACTGAACCCTCTGGGCTTATGCAGCATAAAGCCAGATTCAGTCGTGACGGTTTCGTTGATCTGATTTTTCAGTTCAACAATAAAGATATCTAGTGTTTTCATTAAAAGTTCAAATCAAATTCAAGTACGCACGGCATTTCGTCTACCGCCTTCCAGAGGAGTGTCCCCTCTTCGCTTTCAATATAGATATGATATCTCGTCTTTCCAAATCTATGTAGGTGTTCTTCGTCCACGAGTATAGCGGCCACCTCTCCCTTTCCCGCTCTCATGCCTATGAAGTAGGCCATGCCGTTTTTAGGATCTTTCCCAATAACGATCTTTCTAATAAGTCCGTTCATTTTAGTTTAGTGATATGCCAAGACCGCCAAGTAGGTCGTCTAGGCCTGGATTTTCTTTGTCATACAGCTGAGTCATCAGTTCCTTCATGATCTCTAGCTCGTCTTTATCTATGAGGTTGAACGTGTACATAGACTTGACATTCATCTGCCCCTCTTCCGACTCCTCTTCTTCGTCTATTATAGCCAAGACGCTGGACGATAGAACCTTGTCTTCATACCCATATCTCTTAATAGTGCCCTCTATCTCCTTGTATAGAGCGTAGATTTCCGCAACAAACATAGTATCGTTATCGCTCATCCCTTAAATTTGTATCAAATATACGAATAATTTATGCCTAAGTCCACTGTCAAGAAGTCTCGCCTTTTCCGTGACTTCTCTATGCTCGATCCAAAAAGGTTAGGTAAGAACTATTTGAAGAACATACACAATGCTCGCCTTGACTTCTGTGAGGACAACGAGTTGTCATGGGGGTGGCTAGAGCTCCTTATTTGGCTTTACGACACCGAGTTCTTTACCATAGACTATGTGTCTGAGAACTACGGGATCAACAAGAAGAATCTTTCGGATAGGATGATCTACCCCATGGTTCAAAGAGGGTACCTGTACAAGCACTTCGATAGGTTGACTCCGTCAGACACAGCCGAAGAGCATATCTTTAGAGAGGAGACAAAATACAACTACAGGGTTCGTTACGCCATAACCCAAAAAGCCAGGATGACAGTTCAAAGATTTTACAACTCTTTAGAGTCTTAAGATACTTCCTCTATAAAGAAATTGTCTATAGCAAGATCTGCGGTGAATACAAACCCCTCGGATGCAGGCTCATGAACTATGTAAAAGTAAAAATTGCTATCGGTAGTTCTTACATCAATAGACCCACTTCCAGGTAGGTCTATCGTGTCAACCTCAAAGTTTAAGACGTTGTAAGGGGAGGTTGTAAGGGACTGATCGAATCCGTCGTACTCGAAAACCTTTACTGCGGTGGTAGTATTCGAGGTGCTTGCGTCGTCTACCCAAACCTGTAGCTTTCCTATTCTTTGTCCAAACCCGTGAGCTTGCATCTCTACACGAACTACATTCGATGTAGAAGACATAGCCGAGCTAAAGTTTATGCCTGGAGTTCTAACAAGAAACACCCTGGAGGAGTTATCAGTACTGTATCCTGATTGGGCCGACGAAGACTCAGAGTAAATGTATCTACCGTTAGCAGAGGCGGTCGTATCTACTGTAGAGTCTGTTCTGCTTGTGGGCGGGCCTTGGGGCCCTGTATTAGAGGAACTTGTGCCTCCCAAGCCGTTAATCCAGGACAGGGGATATATGTTTTCTGTCACTCCATCTACAACTTTCGTATCCCAAACGCCCACCGAAGTTATATCATTTGCAACCAAGGGGTTGGCGGTGCCAGTCACAGCTTCGTATCCTTGGGCCCAGTTTGCGGGTAGAACGGCTTTTCTTACGAGTGAACTCGTATTATATGGGTTTATGGTTAGCAAGTCTCCACCGAGGCGGGGAGTTGTTTCTGTTTTCTGAGAACTAGACAGCGCTATGTTGAAGTCAGAGGAAAGCAGCGTAGCAAAAGAGGGGGCGGGTGGGGCAGCGCTTGAGCCAGCGCTTTGTGATGATCGTAGTCCTAGTCCTAGCATTAGTCAAATATTACTTCGTAAAACGTCTTGCCCTTATCGTCTCTCTTAGCCTTAAGACAACGTCCACGATTATCCCCACCATAAATATAACTAACGTGAACCCAATCTGGATTACTGTCATCGCCAAACTCCCAAATGAGCTGATCGAACTCCAGATTGTTTTTGATATAGTTGAAGATGTCACAGTTCGATGTACCGCCGAGGACATCTGCGTCCAAATCAAGTGCGCGGCCCTCCATGTGCTGACTACGTACTGAGCCGCCGATCGCTTTGTTGAGCTCAGGCGACCTATAGCCGCTCGACACGAATACAGGAACTCCGATCCCATCCCTAACAGGTTGAAATACGTGTTCAGCAACAGCTCTAAGATTTTCGATAACCCAGTCTTCATGTGGTTGATTTGTTACTCCCAGACGCTTCGCCGTATCGCTTCTTAGGCATTCCTTTAGAGATAGATTTTTTGACAGCTTCATTCGTTATTCTTCGCTTTTCGTTTTCGACAGACGGATCCTTTCTCTTCTTCTTGGTGTTGAAGTAGTAGTGCCTCACTTAGTACCCGTAAGCTTTCTGTACTTCTCTACAAGAGGCTTAGCAGCTGGGGTGCCCTTGGCTTTTTTGATCTGAGCCTCAAGACCTCTCATCATAGCAGCCTTCCTGGGATCGTAAGACGGGAGCTTACCCCCTTCGTCGTACTTCCTTTTCTGACGCCTGTTGATACGAGCGGCCTTTCTGTCTCCGCGAACGTCAGCCCTATCAGCTCCCTTCGCAACGACTTTTTTCTTTTTAGGCTTCATAGCGTTGCTGCTGTGTTTAGATTACCTTCGGGAACTTTTACTTCTTTTCATCCCAGCTTTATAGGAGTCCATAATCGACGAGTCCGCAAGGGTGGATTTACCGCGCTTTGTTTGAGTTTTAATAAGTCTCTTTTTTCTTCTA